GCCCAACGCTCGACTTCGTGTGCTGAAGAAGTATGAAGTGGAGTAGGCAGGGAAGCCCAGCGGGGCTGGGGGTTTATATATTCTTCTTCTTCTTCTTCTTAACTTACTTAACTTACTTACCTTAAACCCCCGGACGGCCTCCGAACAGCAGGAACGGTCGCCGGTCGCCTCCCTGGGCAGGGGGTCCCGGCGATTTATCGGGCGAAGTAGAACTGAACTGGAGTAAGTGAAGTAACCTAAGCGCAGGAGGGTCGGAGCTGTTACGGCGCTGGGCTTTCGATGGCGCTTGGGGTCTATACTTCTTCAGGTGTGAAGGTAAGTAGCCCAAGCGCATCCTCATTTGTGGAACCACTCCTTGAGGCCCAGGAGGATCAGGGAGACCAGGCCGGAGAAGAAGATGCCCAGCAGGGCAACGGTCCCCTTCCGCTTCAGGTCCTCCCCGGACTCGCGCCACTGGCGGAGGTGTTGGAAGTCCCTCTGCATAGCGAACGGGTCGGACGTGTCCACCCCGAGCTGCATCAACGTCTGCTTCACGGCCTCCGCGACCACGCTGTTCAGCTCCGCGTGGGACATGGCGACCTTCTCCGCCGCGCGGCCCGCGGCGTTCTCCACGGCCTGGGTCGCCGCCCGAGTCGCCGCGCTGACGGCGATCTGTTCAACCTGCTCCGGCGTCAAGGGCATAACGGTTCCTCCTCAAATCAGGTGTTCGTTGGCAACTATTTTAGCGGCCAACGAACTTCTTGGCAAATTTTAGATCGCCAAGCCCGCGGACCAACCACCGGCCTTGTACGCTGACAGCACTTCCTCATCTTCGATGTAGGCGACCCAACCCGTCCGGGGCACGCCGAATACCCAAGCCGACCCGGCGCTGTTGTAGACCGCAACTTGACCGGCCTTACCAGCCCAAGCGCCAGTCGGCGAAGCTGCAACGATATAAGTATCACCGTTTGCAGGCGAACCGGGCGGCGTAGCCAAGTCACGATCTTTAACAGACAAGTGATAAGCAAAGCGACCAAGCGAAAGCAAATTCGCATCCATGCCGGTATTCCAACCGGATTCGCCAAGCGACCAACCGTAGTTAAGGCCGGAACGCGGTTCTGTAGATGATGCCATTTTCGTAACTCCTTTGTTAATTGCCGTAACGTTTACCGTAATTAAAACCGTAACCTTGCCTTTCTACCGAAAAATCGTGTTCTTGGAAAGAACTATAACCGTCGCGCCGCGATCTACAAACAATTCTAACCCTTCCGTTCAATCTATAAGAACCCGTTTCGAAATACGAATTATAAAGATAATAATAATTCGTATTGCCGAATACATAAAAATAACTGCCGTCATTGGAAGCTAACAAACCTTGCGGGCTGCTTTCTTGCGAACTTACGGAATAAGTCTTTCCTGTAGTTGAAGCGCCCGTTAAACTCCAAGCGGTAGAACAATTATATTCGTAAATAATTTTATTGTCAAAACGCATAACCCAAAACAAAAGGCCGTCATTTCTAAAGACTATCCCAGTCGGTTGCGTCATTGAAATACTTCCAATGAGAGTAGCCGTAGAAATATCCCAAGGCGTAGACAGCGTGTATTCGTAAATTCGTCCGTTAGTATGGCCTGTAATGAAGAATTTCAAACCGGACGGGTTGAAATAAACCATTTGCGGGTTGTCGTCTGCCGTTGAAAAACGCACGCTATCATAAGTAGCCGTAGAAATGTCCCAAGGCGTAGATAGCGTGTATTGATATAAATAAGACGTTGTAGAAGTTATTTGAACCAAAACATAAAGTTTTGTACCGTCGTCCTTAAAAAACCCGCCTTGAATAGAAGCCGAAGTAACAGGAATGCCGGACGAATTGACATTTAACGACTTGCCCGAATAAGCCGCCAAGTCCAAACGCCAACCTTGTTTAGTTTGAACGGCAATTATCAAAGAATCGTCGGCTTCTGTATTCCAAGCTGCGGAAGTTCCGCCAATCGCGGTAAGCTGTTTGGACAAAACTCCGTTTTCGTTGTAAAAATCAAATTCGTAGGTCGTTCCAACTTCCGGCCCTATAGAATTTTCTAAGAAGCCCACATAATCAGCGCCGGTTTGCTGGCGGCGGTCGCGGTGCGCCCATGTAAACGAAAACAAATCAGTACCGAAAATAGTTTCGGGAAAATATGCGCCGTTTGTTTGAAGCTTTCCGGGCGGATACGGGCGAGCGGCCCGGGCGTCCAGGGTCAGCGTGTCGGTCGGGGCTTCGCTCAAGTCCAGCGGACCTTCGTTGGTCGCTGGCGTGATCTTCACCTCCAGGGTTTCTCCGTCCACGTACTCAGTCGGGTCCGCGGAGCTGTACACGTCCCAGAAGTATAGACGGGCTCCGGTGAGGTGGGGGCGCGGAGTCGTGTCCAGGACGCCCCGACCCACGGTGATCGTGCTGGTTCCCAGGTCGATGGAGTCCACGCGGACCAGCTCGCCGTCGATTTGACAGTGGGTCCCGACTTGTACCAGGTCCAGGTCCTCCCCGTTCTCGAAGGTCCAGGACGTATCCATGGGTCCAATATCGGCAGCGAGGGTCGCAGAGGGGCAAAAGTCCAGTGCCATCGTCTCCTCGAAGCCGGAGCCGGGATTGACCCAGACGGAGGCGTTGAGGGCGTTCGCCGGGCGAGCCGCAGCCACGGTCAGGTAGCCGATTTCAGGAGTGGACGCCAGCGCCCCATCCACGGCGGTTTGTCCCTGGGCCTGAACCAGCTCATAATAGGGCGCTTCCAGCACCAGCCGGTCGGTCGCGGGGGCGGGAGGCCCACCAATATCCGTCCAGCCTTCGTCCGGCTGGTTCAGGACCCCCTGCTGCGGGAAGGCGAACACGTCCTGGGTGCAGGTTATGCGAATCTTGTTGGACTTCCCATCACCGAAAGCGATGCCCGTCACGCGCATGACCACGTTCTCAATCTCGAAGTCCGGCCAGCTGAACTTGAACACGTCACCAATGTTCAGCTCCCGGGCGTCCTGGTTCGTGTAGAGGGTACACGTCAGGAGTGGAGACGAAAGCGTGCGCAGATCGCGGAGGGCTACCCGGGAAGCAATGGAAAAGTTGGTGAAGCCCGGGTATTGCGCCGTAGTGTTTATGACGGCCCCCTGCATCTGGATCAGGGCTGTGTCCTGGACAGTCAGGCTCGCTTCCTTCCCGGTTTCTGAGTTCCAGTAATTCACCGTCACCGAGTTGGTCAACTCCCCAAAGGCGGGCCGGGAGGGGTTGTCTACCTTCTCCACGTTCGAGGGGTCGAACTCCGGCAGCGCCTCCTCGTCATAGTCCGCCCGGATCAGCTTGAGCACGAACTTGCCCGTGGAGCGGGAGACGTACAGGGCCGCGTCAATGTGCTTCACCACCTCCTGAATGAAGGATTCGATGGGCACCTGGCGATCCCAGAGGAGGCTGATGCCCATCTTTTCGTCATACAGAACGTCCGCCGCGGCCCGGAAGGAATTGTCATCAATGTCCGCCTCCGCATAACCCATCCCCCAGTCCGGGTCCGTCAAGCACTCCCGGATGATGTGGGCTGGGTTCATGTCAAAAATCGTCCGCTCCTGATTACGGAGGCGCAAATCAAAGTAGAACCAATTTTCAGGACGCACCCCCAGGCTATCGTCTCTCCCACAAACCGTGATCTGATTTTCCCCCACTACAAAATACGAACTTGATATTGTTGTTGAATAGTAATGGCCAAAGGTGTCGTAGTTTGTGATAACCTTGTTCCCGTTGATCCAAACTTCAATCCCGTTATCAACGAAGGAATCAAACAGGAACCCTCCTGCTGGGAGTTCCGACAAGTTGATGGTGGATCTCAACCAAACTTTTTTCTGTTGAGGCACCACGGTGGCCGGATTGTTTGAAAATCCCCAGCCCGCAGGCACTCCCGCCCCACTTCCAGACCATGGTTTGTCTCCAAAAGGGGACGGCCCGTTGGGCCACCCGGTATCATTAAAAGAAGGGCTAGAGTAGTCCGAGGGGTCGGATAGATCGACAACCTGGTAGCGCCAATACAGGTATCCGGCTCCGATAATCTCCCCAAAGGACGCAATTGCGGCCTTGGAATCATACCATTGATCCAAGCCGTCCTGACGAACATGGATGCGCTGAAATCGGGCCTCCCATTTCTTGAGATACGGGTTAACTCCAAGGTAACAGTGTCGCAAAACAGTACCCACCACCCCCCGAAAGGCGGGAACGTCCGCCCCGAGTTTTGAAATCAAGTATGAGTTTCTTGATTGATTGGGCGGACCCATCTCAAGGTCCACCAGTCCAGACACTCCGCCTTCTCTCGACTCCCCACCAAATAGGCCCTCCGCGTTTATAGCAAGGGGACCCCCTAAGTGGGTGCCTACCCAGGCATCCCGCTTGTCTACCCGAATGCGCAAAAGTTTATCCACGGGACCATGGCACCAGATCATGTGCATCCCGAGGTAGTATTTGTAACCAACGGTGACTTTCTTACTGCTTCCGCCCACGGGCCACCTCCACAACTTGTAGGGCCATAGCGTCCCCGGTCGCCTCCAGCGTCTCCGCCGGCAGGCCGTCCTTCAGGAACTTCTGCCAGTCCAGTCCATGGCGCTCAAAGAAAGTTCGAGCCCCGCGGGAGCACATCCGAGCTGCCCGGATATGCTCCATTTTAACCAATACTTGTTCACTCATTTCTTCCCACCTTTCTTGCGAATGGCGACCGCTCTGAAGTCGCCATACCAAACCACGTTCGGGCCTTCGAGGTCCCGCGTGCCGAACAGCACGGGAATCTCGCGGCCTTCCTCTGCGGTCGGGGCCTTGATGTCGCCCAGGCCCGCCGGGGGCTGGCTCTGGGGCTTGGGCATCGTCGCGTAGGCTACCACCAACGCGACAACGAACACAGCGATGTACCACCACATATTCGCGCTCCTCCCAGGTTACACGATGGAGGACCCGCCCATGGGGTTCTTCTGGGGAATCCAGTCAAAACCACCATAGTTGTCCAGGTTGTTGAACTTGTTTTTACAGGTCGTGCGGAGGTGGTCGCAGCCCGGGTATATCTTCACCGGGGTCCCTCCATAGCCCTCGCCGTAGGCCATGCCGTACCCGCCCTGCTCGAAGGCCCGCGTCAGTGAGGGCATGGGTCGTTGAAGCGTGAGCAAGTCCCCCGCGTGGGCGACCACGAAGCCCAAGAGGCCGTCCGGCGACCGGATCATGCCGCCCGAGAAATAGCCGTCCACGAAGGCGTCCGCCTCCGGGACCTGGACGGAGACGCCCGACACGCTCAGGGCCTCCCCGTTCACGGCGAAGTCCTCCACGTTCAGCTTACAGCCGCGCCCATACAAGGCATATCGGCATGTTTTCTGGTAGCGGGCGCGGAGCCCCGGGCGGCGAAGGCTCGTGAAAACGGACTCGAAGGACAGGATCAGGTGAGTGTCCGTGGGCTTGGTGCTCGACAAGCGACCCTTCCAAGCCGTGTCGGTCCCAAGCGGGGTCTGGATGAACAGCGTCAGTCCCAAGACCTGCTCCTGATAGGTTCGGAGGAGGAGCCGGCACAGCTCGTTCATCACGTCCAGGCGCACTTCCATGTTGGCCTTGGACAGCTCGTTCTTGGATTCGAGCTGACCCCGACCGATGGACACAGGCACGTATCGTTCGCCGTTGTAATTGACAGCCGCGTCCGAACTCGTGAAGGTCCAAACGTCGCTGCCCATCACAAACCGGAATAGCTCGATTGGTTTCATGGGTTCAGCTCCAACATTCTCACGTTTATCTGGGCGACACCTCCGCCGGGCCAGTCAATCTCCACACGATCCGAGTCTAGCCGCTTCAGTCCCAAGTAGCATACCCGAAGAACAGCAGAGGCGGCAACATTCAAGTCGCTGTCCAGCGTCAGTTGAATCCGGCTCGCGTCAAGCTGCGCCACCCCGGTGATCGTCCGGGCATACCAGGAGCCGTCCGCCGTCTCCACGGCGACGTGTACGCGATCCGAGGCGTGCCGCCGGTACTCATCCGGCGAGACGATCAGAGCATTGGTGATCGTTCCAGTGCTCAGCAGTCGCAGGTCCGCCTCGAAGGACGGTTGCCAGAAAGCCTTGTAACGTCCGGCCCGGCGGTGGAGCCACTGACGGAAGGCCCAGGCCTCAGCAGCGTTGGCTGCCACTTTGCGGTGCGGACGGGAGACGCGCGTGACTTCCCAGGGCGACCGGAAGGAGACGGTGCCCAGGTCCTCATCATGAACTTCGACCCGGCGAATCAAGCTGTCAGTGAGGGAGGCCCCGGCCAGCAGTATTTCGTCGGTGTACAAGTCATCCCCGAGGAACTGCGCGGGGTCCCCGACCGTCAGCGAAGCGTTGTCCAGCACATCATACGTCACCTCAAAGCCGGCATTGTAGCCGTTGGTCTGCTTCTCCACGTTGTTGGCGATCCGGGCGAACCGGACGGGCATGAGCCAGGCATTGTCGAAGGCTTGCGTCAGTCCCACCAGAGTCAGCGAGGACCCGCCCACCAGGTCCACCCCCACCAGCTGCCACTTCTCCGGGTTTTCCCAGAGGACCGCGAGGGAGGAGGGCCGGAACTCGAAGGTGTTGGTGGTTGCCGGCAGGACAGACAACCCGGCGGCGACCGCCCCGAGCCGTTGGGCCTGGGTCCAGATCGGCAGCAACCACTTCTCCGCCCGGGCTCCATACAACGTATTGAACACCCGGGCGGTTCGATCCGCTCGCACAGGGTAGTCATACCGGAAGGACTGGCGCGGGCTCCCGCGAACCTGCAGCCGCTCCTCCGTTCCGTCGAAGGACTCAATCACGTCCGTTTTCCAGGCCAGCGTTTCCCGCACCGGAGACTGCGGAGGAACAGCGAGGAAGGCCGGGATGTAGTCCGCCTCACAGAACACGTAGGTGGTGTCACCCGTAGTGGTTCCCGCCTCATCCGTACAGTACAGAGCCAGCTGGTGTACTCCCGCCCCGGCGAGGGACTGAGGGATGACCAAATACCAATAGGGCGTCTCCTGGCGGTTCGAGTTCGAGGGGTTCACCGTCCCGATGAATTGGCCGTCCCAGTAGGCCCACAGGGCGTTTTCGATGCGGCCCCAGATCAGTACCGGGGCGAGCCCGTCCAGGGTCACGTTCCGTCGAATCCACAGACCGTCATCCACGGGCCACGCGGTGTTGATCGGGTGCTCCGTCGCCAGAGCCCCGATGGTCCCGAACGGAGCCTGGCCGAAGGAGTAGCCCGAGGACGGGACGGCCCAAGCAGTCGGGTCCGCCGGGACCGTGTTGGCGGCAATGATCTGGTATTCCCAGGTGTCGTCAATTTCGATCAACGGCATATCAAGCCCCTCCCACGATCTGGCGGACGCTGTCCGAGTTCCGGCGCATCACGTTCACCAGGACCTGTTCGCCTTCCGGGGTGGACAGGAAGTCGCCCACCATAGCCGGGTCCAGCACGTTCACGATCCGGGTGTTGTTCTGAACGGTCGGAGACGCCCCGCCGCCCTCATACGGATCGCCCTTGCGGACCTGTTCGGGCCGCGCCACGCTCACCTTCTCGCCCGGGGTCGCCCGGAAGGCGACCATTTGGGAGTCGGGACCGCCCTGACCGCCAACCACGAAGCTGCCGCCGGTCTGGAACCCGAGGTTGGTGCTCAGGATGCTGGCGACGTTCGCCGCCGCGGACACCCCCACCGCCGCCGCAAGGGCGTAGTTCACGGGAGGCGGAGCGGACGCCAGGGCCTTCTGGACCGCCAGCACGCCGTCGATGGTCGCCTGAGTGACCGCCGCGGCCTTGCCGATAGCGGCCAGGCTCCGGTTCTCCGACCGGGACAGGGAGGCGAGGTTGCCGAAGAAGGAGCTGGCGTTGCTCAGCTGCTTCGCGTACAGGTCCGCGTTCGCCCGGGCCTTCATCTGCGCAGCGGTCTGCTCGCTGATGAGGTCCGCCTGCCGCAGCGCGTCGATTTGGGCGAGGGTCTGCTCATAGCTCGTGACCCAAGCCTGTTGCTGCTCAATCGTTCCCTCAAACAGCGCATTTTGCTGTTCAACCAGGTAGGCGGTCGCCTGCTCCTGGGTGATCAGACCGTCCGCGATCAGGCCGTTGATCGCTTCGAGCTGGGCCATGAACTCTTGTTGCGGCCCGAGGATCGCCTGAATGACCTTGTTGCGTTGATCCTGTACAGCGGCCTCCTGCTGGAGCAGGGTCAGCCGTTCGCGGAGCTGGGCCAGTTCCTGTTCGTTGAGGATGGTCCCCTGCATCAGGAGGTCCTGCTGAATCGACCGCAGTTTGTTTTCGATCTCACGCTGGTCCGCGGTCATCTTGAGCAGTTCGCCTTCGCGCTCCAGCTCGCGGTTGAGGGCTCCCAACGGGTCCATAGCATCGCGCAGCTGTTCCTGCATCAAGGTAATGACTTGAGCCTTCCGCTCCGCGGTGATCAGGCCCGCGGCCTCCGCTTGTTCGAGGAGTTTCACCCCCTCCGTGTATTCTTGCTGAGCGGCCCAAACACGATCATAGGACCCGATCAGCGAGGCCAGGGAGTCCTGGAGCTTCTTCAGGGCTTCCGCCGCCTTCTTCGCGGCTTCGGCGTCCGGGACCACGGAACGGGTGCCCCGCTGGTTCAAGTCCGCCGCCGGTCCGCCTTCCGCAGCCACGCGATCCTTGCCAATCTGTTGGGCGCGGGTCACGGTACGCTCCAGGAAGTCCTGAGCGTAGTTGGTATTGCTGAAGCCCTCGCTGAAGGCGGCACCGATGTCCTGCCCGAGCTTCCGCGCGGCCCCTTCGTTCTCGTTGGTGAGCTGAAGGTCCACGGCGGCGATCTTGCCCAACCCGGCGAACTCCGTCACCGTGCTCAGGAGTTCGCCCGCGGCGTTCACGAAGCTGCCGATTTTGCCCAGGACCACGTTCAGCGCCCGGGTCATCAGGTCCCCGAGGGCCGCGGGAAGGCCCTTGAACAGGGCGACCACGGCCATGATCGCTCCGCGCCAAGCCCCG